CTAAAAGTCCTACTAGCATAGCTACAGTCTTTTTGTATTTTTTTAAAAATTCAATCATTGTTCAAATCCTTGTTTAATTAATCTTTTTTCTTCACATGAGTTGCAAACGGATCTCATCCATCCGCCGTCATTTTGCACTTCGCTAGGGTTGCCACATGACTCGCAAGTAACACCACTTAGACTTTCTGCTAGGCTGACCATACCGCGGATGTAGTCATCTCCACCTTGATAGTAAAAACGTAGTGTACCAAACTTCTCTTTAACTTGATCCAACGTTACTTGCGGAACTTCTTCAGGAACTGGCTGTAAGGGTTGTGTCATATATTCTTTAGCACGTTCTTTGACATAGTCTGCACTCAATCCTTTGTCCCCGTATTCAGCCGCCATCAAATCTGCAAACAATTCAGCATTACCTGACTGTCCTGCTTCACGGATTTTGTTGAATTTAATTATAACTTCACGCTGACGGTTACGCCAATCGATATGATTTTGAATATTGCCCATAAGCTGATTCAAAATATTAAACCATCCATCACCGCAATCAAAGCCCCAGCACATTGCGGTCTCAGTCATAGGCTTGTCACGGTTTACCATCATCTTCGGGTAAACCTTACATAGGTATTCGTCTAGTTCTTGTCTCATTTTATATCATCCGATGTTGATGGAAAATGACTAATAATCAAATCCAGTGCTTCAATAGTACGCATGTTGATTACTATATCCTCAGGATGCAACCAATAGCCATCTGGGTTAGCTTCTGTCTTTGGATTTTTCTTCCATTGCTTGATTTCTTTCTTAAGATACGCACGATAGTCTTTTAAATTAAGACTAGTAATACGATCCGCAGTTTCGCCATCAATCCACTGATAAGGTTTATGTTTAGCTTTACTCATAGTTCTGCCTGTGCTTTAGTTAAGGGTGTTTCTAAATCAAATGTATCTTCTTCGGGCAAATGTGCTACAGTATTCATTTCTTTCAACTTGCGTAGCATAAACAATCTGAATGAATCTTCAGTCAAGTCCATAACATCTACAGTTGCCCAGCGACTGTCACTAGTCTTAGCTCTTACAAATACTCCGCTTTTCATTGTACTGCCTTTACAAAGTTTAATCTTGTTTCGTCATTACCGTGTTTCCAATGTTTGCCCTGAGCTTTTACTTTAGCTTTGACAATTACACAAGGACCACGAATTAATTCTTTTTGGCTCATCCAGCTGGCCATTTTATTGTTTATTATAGCACACACATTCCAGCCGTCAAAGTTCTTTGACTTGATTACTTCAAGTATTTCACAATCTAAGTCAATCAGTCTATCACCCTCACTACCCAGGAATCCGTCTTCAACTGCTTTAGAAGCTTTCTTAACTTCATTGTGCATCTTGTCTTTGGCTTGTACGCTAGGCAAACAAGCTATCCAACCAAATTCATTTTCTTTAATAGTATCACTGCCCAACAAACTATTAACTTTGGTTAGGAACTCGTTCTCACCTTCGATGGCCACAAACACTAGACGCTTGTAATACTTTTGTATTTCCTCTGCACGAGCAACATCTTCAGGTTCAATTTTAAGTATCTTAGTGTCGGGTATGACCATCTTGCTGTCTAACGTATAAAGCATTAGAGTTTTATTAGCCTGTTTAGTATACATGAATGCACCATCGTTGGCATAAACAGCCTCAGGTACTTTAAGGTACTCACCGTTAATTCTTTGTGCGGCACAAGCCAATTCTAATACTTGTTTGGTTGGGAATACTTTTGGCTCCATGTCAACTCGCTCTAAAAGTTAATATACAAGTATTTTACATGAAAATGTATCGTTTGTCAACCGTTTCTAAATGTTTAAGTATCTTTTTGGACATACGTTTGACTATAGTATTAAGTCCAAAATAACTAATGTATGCACGTAGGACTGGGCTAGAATAAACGGGTCCTGTTCTCATTTTGGACATAATTGTAATTCTGCCCAAATTGCGTCGAGCTCGTTGTACGTCCATTGCTCGAAGTAGTTCGATAGTAATACTTAATGCGTAAGCATCTATCTCATCGTTATCGGACAAATATTCTTCATATGGAGAGTGTGGCGGAGATGGATAGTCTCTAAAGTCTCTACGCATACTTTGATATTGGTGACGGAACTCGTGTGCTACTGCATCGTAAATTTCTATGAGAAAATTAGTTATTTGAAATTCGCCAAATGATTCAGTGCCTATTAAATTATGATGCACCACAACTTCCATTGGTGTTTCTCCGTGAGCATCATTTTCACTGTCATAGTAAGCCATGACATAAAATTTATCTATGTCTAAATCTTTTTCTCTTTTGGTTTTTATTGATATGTCAAAATTGTGACGTTTAAATGATCTGCGTGTTTGCAGTATGATTTTTTTAAATGATGTAGGCTTTTCGCACTTTTCTCGAACTTCCTTACAGACATTATTAATACGTTCGAGAATTATGTTCATATGTTACAACCTATAAGTTACTCTACCTTTGGTTAGATCATAAGGACTGACTTCTAACCTAACACTATCACCTAGGATAATGCGTATCTTGTTTTGTTTCAATTTACCACCCATATAACATAGTAGCAAGTTAGGCATATTTTCAACCTTAACTCTAAACATGTTACCCGGTAATACTTCGTCTACTGTGCCTGTTAATTCTAGTATATCGTCTTTAGCCATTTTTTGCTTTCGATATGGACCAGGTGCCGTCACCGTTATCTGTCCATTCGAGTGTATCTCCTTCTTTCCATCCTTGTAAGTCTAACAGTTCTTGTGGCAATGGCAGTACTACGTCTCCGCTACCGTCATCTGCTTCTTCAACTGTTACTGTCCATTTTGTCATGCTAGTATTTACACCTTTAATTAATCATCTTCCCAAGGAACAGGAAACCAGCCCAAACGGTTAAAGTCGGCTAGTACTTCACCAGTAATAACACCTTCTGAAACATATCCGTTTTTGGTAAAGTAATCGTCATCCTCTTTACCGTCAAAACTCAAACCGCCTCTAATGCCAGAACAGTACCAATCCATGTAGTCTCCGCCCTTGCCCTGCCAATCGGCAACTAACCCGCCAGCACTACGCCAACTACAACTCCAAAGGTCCTTGTTGGGGTCTTGTCTTAGTGCAGGAAAAGTTTCTCTGGGGCACCAACGCATATTACAAAATGCCGCGTAGACATTTTGAGCATAGTCATCACGAGTCCTAATTTTATTTAGGATCTCAGCATCCTGCAAAATGTCTTGTTCTAAATCTCGCATATTAATAACTGTGCCAGCTTCCTTGAAAGCAATGACGCATTTCATGTCCAACAACTGCTAGGTTAGATGTAGTACCTGTAATAATTGTACAAATAGTAGTATCGCCTACTTGATCATGAAATGAGCAAGCATACATACTTGTGTCACCAAATCCGCCTAATCCTCTACGATTACTTTCGGCATTACAGGCTTTGTCAACATCATCTGCTGTGCGCCAAGTGATAGTAGATTTATTAGCTATCCTTTTGGTTGCATCAAATGATTTAAATGGCTCATCGTGATACTCCGCATGAACAACAGACGTAACTAACAGTAACATAAAAAATATCTTCTTCATCTTTGCCTCTTTTTGCCTAAGTTAATAAATGGTGTGGACGGGAAGATTCGAACTTCCAAAGGCAGTCTAAGACCAAGCCCCGTTCCCTCCGTTCGGCTTTCGCTTACTAGGAGGAGGTTTACCAGTTACACTCACGTCCACGTAACTATTGTAACACCGTGTGTAAATAATGTCAATGAACTTTAACACTATACCATTCCAAAATGTTGTTTCGTTTGGACAACAAACAATGCTAGATCGTCCTTTATTTAACGTAAGTTGGATATTGGGACGCTTTTGTAACTATAACTGTAGCTACTGCTGGCCTTATGCTCGTAGTGACAAAATGGACTACCAGCCATTTGAAGTGTACATTCGAGCAATAGACGAAATTAAACGGCAAGCTCGCCAAAACGGATTTACCCAATTCCACTGGAGTTTCAGCGGAGGTGAGCCAACTGCTTACAAACAACTGCCCGAACTAATAAAATATTTAGACGAAACAGAAAGTCCGTACCAAAGCATCCACATGACAACTAATTTGAGTCCTGGATCTAAATGGTGGAACAATTGGTGTAACATTACGTTGCCCTTACAACGTAAAAGCATTACAGCCAGCTTTCATGCAGAGTTTGCCAAGGAGCAAGAGTTTGGCGACAAGTGCTTACAGTTAATGTACGAAAGTGTACACGTAACAGTTAACCAAGTTATGGTTCCAGAAAAGTTTTTTGAAACCCTAGAACGCTGTGAACGACTACGTGCTCGTGGAATCAATGTAACGCTCAAGCCGCAAAGTAATGATAGTGCTACAGCTATAGTAGATGGCTATACTCCTGAAATGATTGCTATAATGCAAAATGACTTTGAGCAACAAGAGGGATATCAAATTAGACTAACAGATGGCGACAAAGATTATTATGTAGATCAAGCAGAAAGATTTAACGCATTGGGGTTTAACTCATTTACCAATTGGACTTGTAATGCAGGATATCAGAGTGTTATAATAAGAGGTAATGAAGTCAAACGTGCATATAGCTGTCACGAAGCACCGTTGGGGACGATAGAAAAATTTACTTTGTTTTCCGCCCCACAAAAATGTATAACTGCTAGGTGCGTTAGTTCGGCTGATAGCAAAATACCAAAATGTATAAAATAGAAGATATAAGAGATATTCATTTAGAACTAACTAGCAAGTGTCAAGCACGTTGTCCTATGTGCCCAAGGCGCCTCAACGGCGGTCCTATGAATCCTTTGTTCGATCCAACTGAGATAGATTTAGTAACATTCAAGACTTGGTTCAAACCAGAATTTATACAACAACTTAATAAATTGTTTATGTGCGGTAATTTAGGCGATCCTATTATTGCAGAAGATTGTTTAGAAATATTTCAGTACCTTAGAGAAACAAATCCTAACATGCAACTGACCATGCATACCAATGGCAGTGCTAGAAATGTTGATTGGTGGAAGGCACTAGCCGAGTGCGGAGTTAAAGTTACATTTGGTATCGATGGTTTAGAAGATACACATAAGCTATATCGTGTAAGCACAGATTGGCATAAGATTATAAAAAACGCTTGGGCATTTATACAAGCAGGTGGTGAAGCTGAATGGCACATGTTAGTGTTCAAACATAACGAACATCAAATTGAAGAGTGTCGTGCTATAGCAACAGAAATGAAATTTAAAAATTTTCAAGTTAAACATACTTCAAGATTTGTAGAAGATAAACTTCATGTGTTAGATGATGCGGGAAGAACTACGCACATACTGTATCCTACAGAAACTAGCAAAGCCATAGTTAATAAAGTTAAAGATAATATAAATTCTACTAAGATTAACTGTAAGGCTGTGCAACATAAACAAATGTACATTGCCGCAGACGGTACTGTAAACCCTTGCTGTTGGTTAGACTTTAGTTGGCAATTACCTAATCAATCAAGTCGAGTAGACTATATGGATGCTGTTGGGATATTTCCTAACTTGCACAAGGACTCGTTAGAAAATATATTCTCTTCAGGACACTTTAAACAAATTGAAGATACTTGGGCACACAAGCCTTTGTTAGAATGTTCACGCCAATGCGGCAAGTTTGATAAACTAGGAGAACAGTTTGTTAATTGATACTGAACATCTGCACTATTGGATGCAGGCCATCCGCAATAGTGAAAATCCTATGCGAACTATGGATGCCTTTTGGAGTGGACAACTAAAAAGCAAAGAGTGGTTAATTACATCATTAGCTATGCATTGCCCTGATGGTCCATACTCAATTGACATACACGGCGGCTGGGTTGGTGTACTAGCCAGTATGTTATTTCAAAGTTCTATTCCTGTTAAGCATATTCGAAGTATTGATATTGATCATACCTGCGAAGACATTGCAACTATGATGAACAAAGGTGAAGAGATTGCAGGTAAGTTTCGTGCTGTAACATCAGACATGTGTACTATTCGCAGTGACGCTGACGTTATTATCAATACCAGTTGTGAACATATTACACAAGATCAATACGACTTATGGCTAAGTGGACATCCGCAAAATAGTTTAATTGTTCTACAAAGTAACAACTATAACATACCAGAACATATTAGAATTGCTAATAGCTTAGAAGAATTCAAAGAACAAAGCCAACTTAAGGTTTTGTATGCTGACGAATTGCAATTACCGTTGTATAATCGTTATATGATAATAGGTTCAAAATATGCTTAAATTTAATGAACTTAAAAGTATACAAATAGAGATTAGCAATAGGTGTCAAGCTTCATGCCCTATGTGCCCACGTAATATACACGGTGGTATAGAAAATCCATTATTACCTATTAATGAATGGTCGTTAGATGATTTTAAAAAAATATTTACTACAGATATCTTAGCACAACTTGAACTAATTGATTTTTGCGGTAACTTCGGTGACCCATTAATGAACAGCGATCTTGTTAGTATGTGCGAGTATGTTAAAGTTAATGCGCCAAACATTAAAGTTGTTATACACACTAATGGAAGTTTAAAATCTACAGCATGGTGGAAAAGTTTATATCACGCATTGCCCGAGAATCATATTGTAGCATTTGCATTAGACGGACTAGAAGATACACACAGTCTTTATCGAATTGGTACTAACTATAATTTAATTATAAAGAACGCTAAAACATTTATTGACGAAGGTGGATCGGCTGAATGGGTATTCATTAGATTCAAACATAACGAACATCAAGTTAGTCAAGTAGAATTTTTATCTAACAGTTTAGGGTTTAAAAAATTTACAGTAAAAAATAGCAAACGTTTTGCAAAACCCTTTCCTGTAGTTGATAGCACTGGAAAATTTTTATACAATATTGAGCAAACATCTGATAGCGTTATTAAGTTTGTAAGTAAATCAGATGTAGCAGGACACCAAAATTGGCCTGATGCAGATAAGATTAACTGTATGGCGATTGCAAATAAAGATTTGTATATAGATGCACATTATCAACTAAGCCCTTGCTGTATGATTGGAGCATTCCTTTATACAAACTATGATGTAGATTTATATAAATCATATAACTTGTTTCAAAAAGATTCTATAGTTGAAGAAGGTGCAAAGGTTCAAGAACAAGTCTTAGGGTTTCCAAGATTTAATGTATTAGAATTAGGATTGCAAAACATTGTCAACACTGAACAATGGCAAACAATGTGGCAACAAAAATGGAAAGACAAATCTAGTTCAACTTGTATAATAATGTGTGGCCCTCATAGTCCTTACATAAGTATAGATGATCAAAAAATTAAGATGATAAACAATGAATAAAGTATTTTGGATACAACCAGAAGAGACACAGTTAGGTAATTGGCAAAGACAAATTACTGAAGTGTCTGGCAGTCCTAGTTTTTGTGTATTACCTTGGATACATCTGGCAACTCGCCCAAACGGCGATATGCGTATATGCTGTGTTGCAAATGCATCAGGTGCTGACACTGGCGACTATACTGTTGGCTTAGTTAAAATGGAAGACGGTAAGCCAGCTAACTTTTCACATGACTTGCCTACACAAGCATTTAACAATGACTATATGAAGTCAGTGCGTAAAACTATGCTAGCAGGAGAAGTACCTGCCAGTTGTGTTAAGTGTTATGAAGAAGAAGCAGAAGGTATCGCTAGTAAACGTATTTGGGAAACTGGTACTTGGTACTTAAATGAAAAGATTGATATTAAAGAACTAATTGCTGAAACAGAATTAGACGGATCAGTTCCTTACAAATTACAATACTTAGACTTACGATTAGGGCATACTTGTAATTTAAAATGTATCATGTGTAGTCCGCATGATTCAAGTATGTGGGTGCCAGAACATAAAAAAGTGTTTCCTATATTCACTAGCCCATTAATCAAAAAACAAATGAGCTGGGAAGCAACTGATTTTAATAACAAGTGGCATGAGAACCCAGAGTTCTGGAAAGAAGTTTACGATCAAATTCCTAATATCAAACAATTATACTTTGCAGGTGGTGAGCCATTACTAATCAAAGAGCATAAAGTATTCCTGCTAGAAATTATCAAGCGTGGGTATGCTGGACAGATTAGTCTACGCTACAACACTAATGGCATATTAGTCAATGATGAAATTATTGAAATATGGAGCCAGTTCCGTAAAGTTAAAGTAGGTGTTAGCCTAGACGGTATTGGTCCACGTGGCGAGTACATACGTTATCCATTAGATTGGAAAGTTGTAGAGGAGAATCTAATTAAACTAGACAATGCTCCAGACAACATACAAACTAACATTGCTATGGCTGTACAAATCTTAAACATCAAACACGTTCCAGATTTTATTAAATGGAAAGTGCGTATGAACTTTAAGAAAGTTAACTTTGATAAAAATGCCGCTGGACAAATTATGGGTGGTGGATTAGTAGGTGTACACTTACTATGGATACCTACATGGCTAAGTCTACGTGTACTGCCTAAAGAAGATAAACAAGAAGTACGTCAATTATTTGCAGAACTGCAAGAATGGTTATGGAAAAATTACACACAGGACAAGGAGTTCTGGGAAGTTAATCCGTACGGATGGAAACGTTGGGAAGGCATCTTAGATTGGATGGACAAAGAGGACCACACTAATTTATTACCAGACTTTAAGGATTACATTACTACAATGGATACCCAACGCAGTACAGATTTTAAAACAACATTTCCAGAGTTGGCACACTTACTATGATACCTATTAAGATTGTATCAACGCAGAAACCCAACATCTTAGCAATAAGATGGAATCCTAATAATGTTTGTAATTACAAATGTGAATACTGCTGGCCCGATAACAATGCGGGCGACTATCTTTCTCCAAAGAATTTAGATTTAGTAGTTAAAAACTTTAATCACTTTATAGCAACTTACAAACAAAAACTAGGCAAGACTAAAATACATCTTAGCCTAGCAGGTGGAGAGCCTACACTATGGAGAGACCTTGCGCTATTCATAGAAGAAATTAAAAAAGAAAACGACATCTATTTAAGTTTAATCAGCAATGGGTCACGCACACTACGCTGGTGGAAAGAATACGGACACTTAATTGATAACGCTCATTTGTCATACCACATCTCCCAAGCTGATCCGGATCACATGATTGCTGTAGCAGATACATTATTTGAATACAACAAAAAGGTAACTGTCAAAGTTCTAATGGATCGCAAGCATTGGCAAGAAGGATTAGACGTTATTGACTATATGAAAAAGAACAGCAAGTACAATTGGTTTATTATAACTTGTGAAGTTATCGAACCTGAAGTTGCTAAGATTGGTAACATCAAAGTTGTCAATGCTGATGATATACAAATAACACCTGAGCAAAAACGTTTCTTAAAAAACCCTTTAAAGCGTATACCTAATCTTCTTTGGATTTGGAAAAACAGAAAATTAATATTTGAAGGGCAAATGCGTCTATACGAAAGTGTAGCAACACTTGATAACGGCAAAACTGTACGAGCAAAGTCTAACACTTACATTAACAATAACTGGACTAACTTTGAAGGTTGGAGTTGCGATATAGGACTAGACAATGTTTATATCAGTTGGACAGGAGAAATACAAGGATCATGCCAACAAACTATCTACGGGTTAGACTACTCGTTTAACATACTAGATGAAAACTTTGTAGAAAAATTTAATCCTGAATTTAAATCTAGTATCTGTTCTATTAAGAATTGCTTATGTAGTTGCGAAACGCACCAATCAAAGTTTAAACTTAGTTAACGGTATATCAGCGGCGCAGGTACAGAAATTACGGTCACAAGTTACGGGTTCGCTAGGAGCAACGAAGCTTCCTTCATATATGTTGCCAAGACTACCACCGACTCTACAAGTCGCTCTGTGTACATCTCCGTCCCAATTTATCATTAGGCTTTCTATACCTGCGTTGCATGACCAGTCTTTGTATTTGTTCATGTGCAGTTTAATTATGTCGTTGGCATGATACATTTGTTTAGGATCATCATCAATAACACAATTTGCTTCTACTGTTGCTTCATACTCTTTGACCCAAGCTAAGTCTTCTGCATTATATCGCATGTCATCAAACAAGTCGTGATCACCTTGTGTCCAACGAACTCTACGAACGGCATGAGGTACATTACTTGCTCTTAACGCTTCTGCAATATATCTAGTACGTTTCATGTGATCCTGATGTGCCATCACGTGTACTAATATCTTTCCACTGAACAGTTCTTTAGTATTAACAATAGTATCTAACACACGTCTAACGTCGTACTCCATATGTACACTAAACACAAATTGATCCACGGGCAAACTAGAATAGAATTCATGTGGTAGTGTTCCGTTAGTTGTTACACTAATCCATGTGATGCCAACATGCTTACAGTATGTAACAAGCTCTTTAAACTTAGGATGCACAGTTGGCTCGCCACCTGTGAAACTCAAACGTATAGGTTTGCCTAGTGTAACAAGTTTGTCAACACATGCCTTTAATTTTTCTATGTCAGTGTGCGGGCTAGAATTATCGTGTATGCTACTAGGGCAGTAACTACAATCAAAGTTACAACGCTTGCCTAAGTTCCATTCAATCTTAATAGTACCTGTATGTGTCGGGTATCGACTGGCTACTTTAAACATGTTACTTTTTTAACCTCGTTAAATTTTAATAGTGTAGATTTATCTATTGGCGTAACTAAATCTGCAACTGGAATCATTCCTATATTTAAATTTTTAAATTTAAAGTTTCTTTTTAATAACCACAACTTAATTATAAAGGAACGAGCCGCATACGCTAACCAATTAGTGCTTGGGCCAAACTTAACCATAAAGTCTGCGCTGTAATGAGTTTGTGGACGTACTGCTTCTGATAGTGTATCTTTATCTTTAAACACATCTAACACTGTCTTGCCTACTTGACAATAGTTTATATACACAGTACCTTGTTTCCATTTGTAAGTAAACTGTCGCATGTCACTTTCTGATAATGCTAATCTAAGATTATCTTTAAATGTTACAACTACTGTAGGATGTTTTTGTCCTGTTCTAATCGACGACTCAAGTTGATGTATTAGTATGTTAAATTTTTCTACAGCAATTTTTACATCTATGGGTGCAGTATTAAACCAAACAGTTCCAATAGATACTTCTCCTCGCAAGTCTTCGAAGAACCTGTGCAGATAGTTTAGTTCTTGTTGTGTAGATGATGCTGTAACACGTTTATCTATAATAGGCTGATAAGCATTTATGATATCAATTTGTTGATTAAGCTGATTGACAAAATCATGCGGACCCCAGTTGCTAAATCTATTAGTTTCGTACAGGGCATAATCTTTAGACAATTCGTTAAACCACTTGTTGGCAATATTGGTATTTCTTAACTTAAAAGTCAATACCAAATCCTCAACACCGTTAGTTAATGTTAGTTCAAACATACAATTTAAACTCCGGTGTCACATCTGTGAAACTTTGATTACGAGTAGTGTCTAGTGCTTGATTAAATGCTACACAGTCTTGCCACTTGTCGCTTTGATCACGAGCCATTAGATAGTTAATGTTATCTTGTATCTGTCCTCGAGTGTATGCTAACAACTGGGGGTGCTGTTTAACCATTTTAAATTCTTCTAATCGTTGTTCAACAGCACGAAGTTTTGTTATGGCTAACACTTGTAACTCACGAGGGAGGACCTGTGCGGATAATACTTTAGGGTACTCGACACGATGTGTATGGAACACAATGCCTAAGTCGTCTAGGAAGTATTCAATCATCTTATCAAGCACAAGTACATTACTAACTTGTACAGTAACCGCACCAACTATACGACTGATGTTTGGAATAGTTTGTATTTGTTTAATATTATTAACTAACTCAGTCCACGACGCATTGCCACGAACATATTCATAGCTATCACCAATACCATCTATGCTTACATTAACTGCTACTGATTTAAACTTGGGCCAGTATTGCCATACAGTACGATTGCTCTTACCTAGCATACTTAGATTAGTAGCATACTTAATTTCAATCTGGTGTCCGTAAGGTGCAAGCATATCTAAAATACGATAGTGCTGTGGATCCATCAATGGTTCACCACCGGCAAACTCAACACGGCGGAAGTGCGGAAGCAACTTTTCTAAACTAGCCCACCATTCCGGACTGTCCTGGAACTTGTCCAAATGTGGCTTGTTTTCCAAATCATGTTCTTCAACAATAGCATACATGATGTTGTTTTCTTGTTTGTAATACTTTTTTACTACACTCCAATCATTCCAACTAGTTGAGTCCATTGGGTGACACATACGGCACTTAAGGTTACACAAATTGTTTAATTTTAGTTCCATTGTAGGAATCTCAAACGGCATGCTGTAATCGTCTTTTAAAGCGTCTAACGCATTAGGGTATAGTTTGATACGTGCTTCGGGTATTGCACCGCTTATATGACGTTTTCGCAAGGATTCGACGCCCTGATCTTCTAGGCTAAAGCAGGGCTCGCACTCCGGTGGACGTATGTTAGTAAGTACTGACTTACGTATACGTTTCATAGTGTCATTATTCCAAATTTCTTCTAAGGAATTCTGTTGTATAAAACCAACAGGATGGCTACGACAGCAGGCACAAATGGCTCCGTCTTCTCTAGTTGCTAGCCCTGTAAAAGGGTGCATACAAAATGTTTCACTTTGGTTCATTTATTATCTTATGTAATCGTTCAGCCGCCTGACGATGTGATATCGGTCCAGGGTGGCTGTTATCTAATGCCATGTCTAACTTGTGTTGTATTATTTCGTTTGGAATAAAATTTTCTAACGGCTGAGTAAAATGAGGCATCACTTCATACCATCCATGATATGCACAAAAATGATGTTGCTTTACCCCTTTAATTTTTAAATAGGATTCTGCATGGTGCATATACAACCCCATCCTAACAGCCATGTCGTAATCATTGTGTACATCGAAATATTTTTTAATAAACTTTGTATCCTTGTGCCACACACTTAGTCGAAGTGCAGATTCAACACCGAGCATATTTTTACTAAAGATACAATCTCTTAAACTGTAAGTCCATCCAACAATTACAGTATCAGTTGGCAATGCATCAAAACTTATAATCTCTCTCAAAATTTGTATGTTGCTAAATCCCGGAGTTGATTTATTAACAACTTCAAGCCCTAACATATTGCCTAGCACTTGTGGCCAGGCTAATTTACTAGCAGTAGGTCCGTGCCATCCTTTATCTGGAATCCAACAATCTTCTAATCCGTGTCCAAATGTAAAACTATCACCGAACGTTATTAATCTAGGCATTTTCTAAATACCTTATTAACGGGCTTACACCTACAGGTTGGTTATCACGCAATGCTAGGTAGATGCTTTTAGTTGGAGTTAAATTAAAATCTTTACAAATTTTGTAATACCTATCACCGTGTGTATTCCAAAGATAGTCTGTTGGTAGGTTGCGAAGAAAATGTAATCCTATCATAGCAGGCGCACGAAGATTCATATTAAAATCATTCATAATAGTAATAGCATCTGCTGAGGACTCTCTAGTCCAACGTAAGCCAATCCTATTCCACCCTAATCCTAACCCTTTGCTCAAGCTAATACCTACAGACCGGATTGCGCTATGAGATACATCAAAGTCAATTCCGCGGCAGCAAGTAAGCCAAGCGCCATCCACATGTACACTAATACCTTTGTCTCTCGCTTCATCTAATATCTCCTTCATCTCTATGTGTACATCTCCTGTACTAGGAAATGGCATAGCAATGATTAATGGTAAATCTTTACGCAAGTATCCAGGAACGCTGTAGACTAAATTTGGATCTAATCTACTGTGATACCTATAGTCACCTTTTAATGTTTGTACTGGACCTTTCATGTAGACAGTATCAATAAATTGGGTGCATCCATTAATAATATCTACACGACTAAAATCATCAAACCCAGTTAACTTATTGTGTGTGCTTTGAAACAACCAATCGGTCATTTCTTTTTTAAAGTTAGTATAAACCTTATCAGTAATGTCCTTATCTAGTTTACCAGACATTACATCTTGAATTAATAGTTCAATACGATTATCCACTAATGGTTGTGGTCTTTCTATTTCTAAATATTTTGGATCGTATTCTGGAGCAATCTTAATCTTCATGTTTTATTTACGTCATTATAGTAGCATATAAATATTTCATGCTTATACCTACCAATTATACAACAGATCCAAAATTATTTCAAGAGGCGTGTAGCCAATTACCTAAAGCAGGTATGAAAACTACTATTAATCAACCCACAGGCAATTTCTTTTATGACCCTTGGGAGTTAAAAGAAGAGTACAAAGGAACCATTTGGGAAACGCTTTATAACTCATTGCCTGTTGTTAAAGGTGAAGCGAGAATAATTATTTTGGATCCAGGACAAAGTTATACAGCTCATGCAGACATTGATGACAGATATCATTTAAACATTTTAGGAGATGAAAGTTTCCTAATTGATTTAATGCGCGAGCAGATGCACAAGTTGAATCAAGACGGCATATGGTATGATATGGATGCGGGCTTTCTGCATACTGCCGCTAATTTTGGTCGTCGTGCTAGAGTGCAATTGGTTATTAGAAAATTATTAAAAAAGAATAAGTTAGTTAACCCTATTGAAGTGGCATTAACTACAACAATGACAAACGCAGACCATGCTAGATACTTGTTTGACAACACAATTAGTATTTGGCTCAACGAAGCAAACAAGCACGGATACATAACTAACTTTGCATACTCGTCACCTTTTGTAAAATTTACTATAGAACAAGATAAGTTAGATTCTTTAAAACATATTTTGCCAGACGAGTTTAAGATCCTATGACCCACGCACTATTCTTTAGCCTAACAGGTAAACGCTGGGAACGCATATTGTGGACTCACCGTGTAGCTACCTTTCTACGTATGAATGACTGGGATGCAGAAGTTGTAGACTTTACAGCATTTTGGCAACTAGAAGAATTACAAGAGTTTGTGCGTTCACGCACTACTGGCAAGACAGTTATGTTTTGTTTTGGTACTGCTTTCCTAAATCCATGGAGCCCATACCTAAATGAATTCATTGCTTGGCTAAAGAAAGAATATCCAAGCATACCAGTTGTAGTTGGTGGTAACAATTCATTAACTACTCCTGCTAATGGTGTAGACTATTGGGTTGATAGTTATGGAGAAAATGCTGTACTAGCATTGTGCCAACATCTTATTGGAACGCTAGGTGCTCCATTAATGACTGACCCTGCGTTCTTTGGATCAAAGAAAGTTATTCGTGGGCTTCATCATTATCCTTCAGCACCATTAGATAGTTATCTAGTGGACTATGAAGCACGTGACTTTATGATGCCTTGGGAGTGCCCACAGATTGAAACAGCACGTGGTTGTATGTTTAGTTGTAGCTATTGTAACTTTCCTATCATAGGACAAGCCAAAGATGTTAGTGTTAGCAAAGAACAATTTAAACTGCAAATGCAAACAGGCTACGAAAAGTGGGGCATTAAGAATTGGCGTGTAATGGACGAAACATTTAATGATCGTCCTGAGAAACTACAAAAGTATGCTGAAGCTGTAGATGAACTAGGATACAATCCTTGGATATGCGGATTTGCTCGTGGCGATTTAGTAGTAAAACATCGTGAGCATTGGGACACTTATATTAGATTAGGATTCCTTGGACACTCAATGGGCATTGAAACATTTAATCATGCCGCAGGCAAACTTGTACGTAAGGGCATGGATCCTGATAAGCTACAACAAGGACTGGTAGAGTTTCAAGAGTATACTGATATTCATGCGCCTAATCGATACAGAGCTAACATACAAATGATATGTGGTATCCCTGGAGAAAGTGTTGAGTCTTGGAATACATCTTTAGAATGGCTTAATACTAATTGGACTAGACAAAGTGCCAGCGCACATATTTTAGAAGTACCCGATTATGATGAGTCATTAACTAATCAAAGTCGATTTACTAAGGAACTTGTAAGCAATGGGTTAGTTAAGTTAGAGGCTAGACAAAATCCAGGGTACGAAGTTACTAAAGACAGCAGGGGCAATGTTGTATTCAAATCTACTACCCCAAGAGGCGGTGGCGTGGGCAGTACTAGAAACGACATTGTTATTTGGAGTCATAACACTATGGATTGGTATCAAGCTGAAACATTGGTGCAAGAGTTTTATAGCGATAATGGATTCAAAGGACTGCGTGGGTGTAATCCATTCTTATCTGATAGGCTATTCGCTTTCTACGAAACAAACTCCTATGAAGAAATATATAATTACAAACTATCAGATGTAGATACAGCCGATCAAAAGTTTAAGGATCAAGTTCAATCTTACATTGATAAAAAATTAAATTGGAATACACAATGACAGATACAAGCACATGGGATTACTATCACAAATTAAATCCAACTGGGACACCTTATCCTTCAAACTTGTTATACACACCTAGGGTTAATCCAGAACGAACAGTAATGTGTGCCCACTACTGTATTGATCCAGCTTACAGACCGGACGAAACAATACTAGTACCAGAAGAGTTAGTAGACTGGTTCTTTCATAGAGATGTTAAGTTTTTAAAACAGTTGTCGCATCTTAAGACTACACCGGAACTATATGATGTAGACTTTGAAAATAGAAAAATTTTTATGGAGTGGAATAACGAAACACTATCACAAGTATTGTTTACTCCAGGAAGAAGCCTAGATGAAGAAGTTCCTAATTGGAAAGAACAAATGAAGGATTTCTTTATTGCAACAAAAGCAAATAATTTTTGGAAAGTATCTTTGTATCCAAATTGTTTCTTTATGTCAAAAGATGGTCAGTTAAAAACTATAGACAACTATGCTGTTATTCCTTACGAAGAACGTTTTATAGAAAGAAAAATAATAGAAGGCATTATTGGTAAAGACGGTGCGTATCGTTTTGATCAATCTACAGATGAAAAAGGTTTTATTGATTTTAAAAAGTTCTTTGAAATTACAATTACAAAACATTTAAAAGAACGATCATGGGGCAATACTGTATTTGCTGAAATATTTGAAGAAGTTTACAATGATTGATTGGAATTCAGTAATAGCTAATCTCAAAGACGGGCGAGTTGTTACTGTTGATCCTGCTCGATGGAATATGAGTAATCCTGAGTACGCAGAAATACTCAAGCTATGGAAAGACAGCAACTTCAATACTGATAGCGTCAAGTGGACCAACTACTATGATACTAAGGATATTGAATCAAAGCTAGCTGAACAATTTTATGTAAAGCCGTTGCGCAGTTGGATCAGTTGTGTAGAACCTGGATACATGACTGGACATCATTATGACATTGATGACAATGAACAAGAGTATTTAAAACTAGGTAAAATAAAAAGATTCTCTGTGTTTATGAGTGAGCCCAGTCCAGGGCAACTATTCATAATGGGGGACACCTATTACTACAACATGGAACAAGGTGCTGTGCTAGTTTGGAAAAACTACAGAGAATGGCACAACGGCATTAATGGCAGTCTTGCTAACAAATATATGTTCCATTTGCTAGGATATTGATTACATCGTTAGCAAACTGTTTGTGTGACAGTACTCCCGGGTGTCCATCCCTAGCTCTATCAATAGTATTAAATTTAAGTATGTCAATGTTAAATGCGGCTTTGACTATTTGAATCATATCATCGTCCCAAGAGCTTAATACTAAATTAATGTCTTTTGATTTAGCAATATCAATAATCCATTGAATAGAATCAACAGTTTGTGATAATAAAAACTGATCACTAAAGTCTTTTACTATATCAACCCTAACTGATTCTAGTTCCTGCTGTGTTGTGCTGTAGGCTAATAATATTGATTGTAGATGATTAGTTTTATCACTGTAGTGAAATCTTGTAAACGGTGGCAAGTTTATTACTGCTGTTTTTATATCCCATATCTTTGATGCGGCTGAAAGAGTTAATGCTATCCGGTGACATCCTGCACCTGGGATTCCTAAATTTAAATATTTTGTGTCTTGATGCTTAGAAATCAAATCAGCATAAATGTCATGCTCAGGCAACCCTTGTCCAAAGGTTATGCTACATCCAAGAAATGCTAACAGTTCTTTTTCATCAGTAGCAGGGTAATTTCCTCTAAACCCTATGTCGTTTATATAATAGCTAAACGATTCTTGACCGCTTGATTGCGATTTAGTTCGTTCCTCTTCTGACAAATATTTGATCCAACCAAAGCTACTATATTCGTCAAAGTGTTCATTGTTAACAGCATACTGAAGGCAACTAAACTGTAACATATCTAAAGGAGTACTAACCAATGCTGGACTTTTTCCTTTTAAAAAATTTAGCAAGTGCTCAGTCAGCATATCAATCGTACATTGTTATTTGTAGTGTGTATCTTACATTATAGCCTACGTTAGCAGGACCGTGTATAGTCATAGGATCACTCCACTCATACATGTCTCCTGCCTTGTAATTAGATATGTATTTGTCATCCCATACAAATATATGTCCAGGCTCCCAATCTTGTAAGAACATTGTATAGCGCACAGGATTACTAACTTCAGTTAGTTGAGGATCAATGTGCATAGCCTGAAACTCTCCTGGATACAACATTACAAACCACCAATTAATATTAGAACGGTGCTCGGGCACCGCTGGTAATGTAAATTTAAAATCCTGCATTTCTTTAGACTTAGGATTCATCTGATGAAAGAAATGTTTGTTACTAGAATAACCTGGACGAGCCATCTCTGTAAATTTTTCTAGGATAGGATTACCTTTCCATCGATCTGGCTGCCAAACAGGAGTGCGATCACCTTGGGACGCTTTTAGATGTTCTATAATACCCTGTTCTTCAATCCAGGATTTAAAATTGTCAATATATTTCATTAATAGCTCTCTAAATGATCAATGCCTAGCTGTTTACGAAATTCTTCTGTAAACTTGCCATCAATTCTCAAACTATAGCTTTGCTCCATAATACGTTCGCCACCGTGCCAGTCAACATCATTCCACCATGCGGCTCTAGTGTTAAGATACGTCTTGTCTTTTGTTTCTGGATCCCATAGGTACATAGCTTTCTTTGTGTTGGGGCGAACGTGTATAAATTCGTTGCGATGCGGTTTAACTACATTAACACCATTCTTAGCATCTAAGTCTCTGTGTTCAAACGGGATACCATCTGCTTCACAGTGGAAGAATATAACACGGCCGATGTCTTCAAATACAGTACCTACTAGGCTTTCTACCCATTTAACTGTTCCTGGAAAGTATTTGGCTTCGGGTGTTAACTTACGTGGAGCAGTACGATCATCCCACGAACCCTCTTCCCACAAGTAATAGTAAATGTATGGATCGTATGAACCCATAGCCATTTTTAAAAAACGTGTAAAGATATTGCGCTGTTGGAAATTTTTAAAATCTGTTGGCATTAATTTTATGCCTGCTTGATATATTGGATCGTCTTTAGGCAGTTCCATAAACTCGTCCATAGACTGATAGATAGGTTTCCAACTAAGTTTATAGCTCATGTCGTCGAATGTAAAACCTGGTTTCATCCATGTGCCTTCTTTGGCAAACTCTCGTGCTAGAGCAAATCCTGTAAGTATCTCAGGTTGTAATTGATCAAATTGATTCATGTCTAAGTATGGAGACATATCAAAGTAATGTTTGTTGTTTATGCCGTGTATCATATTTTAATCGTTTAATGTAATTTGAAATGTATATCTTGGATTGTATCCTATGTTAGCAGGCGCATGTAATGATAACGGATCACTCCATTCGTACATATCACCTGCTTTATAGTTAGAAATGTATTCATCATCTAACACAAATATATGTCCAGGCTCCCAATCTTGTAAGAATATAGTGTACCTTACAAGATTTTTAACATCTACGGTATGTGCATCTAAGTGCATACACTGATATTCACCTGGCAGTAATTTCACAAACCACCAATTTGTATTTGTACGAGTCGCCGGCAAGTCTGGCAAATCAAATTTAAAATTTGCTATCTCTTGAGAATCTGGCCCGAGCGTGTGAAAGAATGCCTGATCGTTTGAGTACCAAGGGTATGCTAATTCTCTAATTTTTTCTAGTACAGGATGCCCA